AATATATGGAACGCTACCGAGCTTCCCAAAGAGTATACTGAGAAGTACACTAACCTTAATGGTTCCGGTAGGTTACCAGATATGACACCGGGGGGTATCAATTCTGACACGGGGGTGGTGTCAAATATGACACCCAAAGATAATACCACAGAAGATAATGTCGGAGCTAAAGCTCCTCCAGTACATGGTGCGCGTGTGCCGTACGAGACCATCAGGGAAATTTACAACGGGGCTCAGCAGAAAGGGTTGGGTGTTACTCATGGGTTACCTGGCTGGAAAGTTTGCCGTAGCACGAAGGATGTAGATCGACGTATGGGCCTAAAGCGACTGTGGGATGTAACCGGCACCGAAGACAAGCTCAGGCACTTCCTTGATAAAGCGTGCAGAAATGAACACTGGCGTGGTGGTAACTCGCGGGGATGGAGAGCGGACATTGACTTTCTATGCAAACCTAAACAGCTACGCAGCATCGATGAGATGGATGACTCGCCTGTCTCAGCAATGGAAGCTCAGGTTAGGCTGGGTGTTACCAAGTTAGAGGAGCGCGGGTCGAAGTGGAAGATCACACTCACAGCACAGGGCATCATTGATTCTTTTGCGCTGCTAAAGAGTGGGGGGCATTCAATACCGCCACGTAGCAGCTTTGACTACATAGCACAGACTATAGCCGAAGGACTCAGTGGTGCGAGCGACGAAGACCTTCTCGCCGCCACAAGAGAGTTTATGAATCAAGCTGACAACAGCTTCTGGCCCAGACCAGGAACACTTTTTAAATTATGGCAGGACAATGTTTGATAAAAGCTTCGTGATACCAATAGCCCCAAAAGGTAAATCGCGACACAGAACCGCGAACGGAAGAGCGTATACTCCATCGGACCAGGTGAGGTGGGAACAGCAGTTTGCTCTTTTTGCTGCTGAGTATAGATCTGAACAGACCCTAGTAGGACCGCTAGGTCTGTACGTTACGGCGGTGTTCCCAAGACCGAAGCGGCTCCTGCGAAAAAAAGATCCTGAGGGTTTTATTTTTCATATCAAAAAGCCTGACGCGGATAACGTGTGCAAGTCTATATGTGACGCACTGAACGACACAGGATGGTGGAGAGATGATTCTCAGGTTGCGTTCATGTCCTGTACGAAATACTATGAGGAGAAAGAAGGGCCCGGCCCAAGAATAATAATACGCATAGTGGAGCTTTGTGATGGCAGCGAAACCCAAGAAGAAACGAACTAAACTTAAGGGCATGACCGTGACCGCAAAGAGCAAGCGTAAGAGCGGGGCCCCTGCGCGGAAAGAGGGCGAGAACTTTCTTTCGTACATGAAACGATTCGATTCGTATTTAAGCAAGAAAAGCAAAAAGAAAAAATAGGAGATTACGATGCCAAAGGTAGCAGGAAAAAAGTTCCCATACACCGCAGCCGGTAAAAAGGCAGCAACTAAGGCCAAAAAGAAAGTGGCGAAAAAACGCCCTACCGTTAAGCGGCGAAGAAAGGCTTAGTGGCTGTTCGCACAAAGAAGAAAAAGCCGACAGCAGCGCAGCGGGCCATTAAGCGCGCTGGCGTCAAGGGTTTGAATAAGCCTAAGCTGACACCTAAGCACCCAAAGAAAAAGGGCATTGTGGTGGTGAAAGATGGAGACAAGGTTAAAACAATCCGATTTGGCGCGAAGGGGTACGGACATAATTATAGTTCGGGGGCCCGCAAATCCTTCAAAGCGCGACATGGTAAGAACATTAAGAAGGGTAAGACCAGCGCTGCTTACTGGGCAGACAAGGTTTTATGGGCAGGCAAGAAGGGAAAAAAGAAAAGCCCTCCTAAAGGCCAGCGGAGAAAGTAATGGCTGCTAAGAAAAAAGCGACCGTTAAGAAAAAGACGACGAAGCGAAAGCGCAATTATCGTAAAGAGTACGATACGTATCACGCTAAGCCCAAGCAGAAGAAGAACCGCGCTAAGCGTAACGCGGCTAATCGCAAGCTCAAGCCTGGTAAGGGTAAAGAGGTCGACCACATTAAGTCCATGAAGAAGGGTGGTGGAAACGGCAAGAAAAACCTCAGAGTGGTAAGTCGTAAGACCAATAGAAAAAAAGGCGCTAAGTAAATGCCAGGCGATCCAGACCAAGAGTTGGTTGACATTTTTAGACGTGCAAGGGCAGCAACAGCACGCGGAGATGTAGATGCGGCAGCAGATGCCGTTCTCGAGGCAAGCCTGTACCACGGCGTCGTTAAGGGCAACATGAAAGCTATGGGCTTATACCTTGTGGGAAGCGGCGCAATTGATGGCGTGCAACAGCGCAAGAAAATGGCCAAACAAATAGCTACAGAAACTGTGCGCCTGGTTGAGTCCTCCGAAGGAGATGTGGTAAACGATGACACAGATTACGACGGTAGACTAGAAGCAGCCGGAAAAGAATGAGCCGGGAAAAATACTTAAGAGCGTGCGAAGATGATTTTACGTTTTGGTGTCAGAACGAAGTTAAAATTCGTCCTAAGCAAAAAGTGCCAGGCGGCTTAATACCGCTAGACCCCAATCCAGGCCAGGCCAGAATCATCGACGTTATCAATGGGCTTGAACAAGAAGGTAAACCAGCATGGGTTATCGAGCTTAAACATAGGCAGTGGGGTAGCTCTACACTGTTCCAAGCTTATGCAATGCACAAGTGTCGCTTTGTCCCATACGTAGAAGCGCTTGTTATTGGTGACCGCGAAAGGACGACCAGAAAGCTAATGGCAATGAACCGTCGTATGCTCGAGGAGTTTAGTCCTGCTGTCACGGATGGTTGGGAAAGGACAATTGAGCGCACAGACAGCCACTACGAGTGGAGTAACGGCAGCATCTTATCCATTGACACGGCGGGTCAGTCGCAGGCTGCGCGTGGTATTACCGCTGACTTTGTGCATGGCTCAGAGGCGGCGTTCTGGCCGAACGGTGACAAGCTAATATCCGCTATGACGCCAGCGGTAGCTGAGAGTGCGGGCTCTATGTTTGTGCTTGAGTCTACCTCTGCCGGGGCCTTCGGTATTTTTTGGGAAATATGGGAGGCAGCAGAAAACGCCAACAGCCAGTGGACTAAGATATTTATACCCTGGACAACGCACCCTGAGTACGATGACACAAGCCGTATCGATCCTGAACTCAGGCAGCTAGGCATAAGAGCCTCCGAGGGCGACGAAACAGCGCTTGCAGATATACGCGACCTCAACAAAGAAGAGCTTGAGTGGTTGCTGAACGGCGATATGAATATAGGCCAGCTATTTTGGCGCAGGCGCACAGTGGCTACGCGCTTTATGGGTAAGGAAGAAGAGTTTACAAGAGAGTACCCCAACTCTGCGGAAGAGGCGTTTAGGTCGTCTGCTAACGAATTCCTTAACGATCACGGTCGCGCACTGCAAAGAGAGTCCGAAAGCAAGGAGTACGAGTGTTATGACATCGAATGCTGTGGCGCAATGTTGCACGAAGCCGACAAGGTGGCGATTGATGGCGACCCTCTTTACGAATATCTAGATAACCTTGCTGAAGACCGGCCTACACTAGAAAAACAAGAAAACGGCTGGGTACATGTTTACGAAGAGCCTGACGAAGAAGAAGCTTACATCATAGGTGTTGACCCCAGTGAAGGAACAGGCAATGACTACGCATCCTTTGTTGTTCGATTAGGTGACGAGGTCATTGCGTGTGGCTACCGTAACGACATGTCAACAGATGTTTTTGCAATGTACTTGGAGTCGATAGGCCGGTGGTACAACAACGCTACACTACACATAGAGAGGGCTGGCGGCGGAATGGCTGTGATAAACACGCTTATCCGCCTTACCTACCCATATCTGTATGGTTCGGAGTCGTTAGACGAGTTCGGGGAGCCCAAAGGCCGCAGGGTTGGTTTTACCCCTACCGGCGAGTCAGTCAAGTCGTTGCTCGCTATGTTGAGGCACGAGCTAAATACAGGGGCGCTTCTTTTAAAACACCCCAGGTTACTTATGGAATGCACATGGGTGCGAAGGGTAGTGCGCCGAAGGTCGGACGAAACCATGGTCGCAGAATGGAAGACGCCTGGAAAAGGTAGAGAGATGCCAAACGGCCAACGGCTAAGCGATGACTTGTTTAGGGCAGCAGCCCTGACCATCGTTCCTAGTCGCGACATGACATGGCAAGATGAAATAGCCGAAGATACAGCCAGGGTCTACGAGCCAGAAAAAAAGACTAGCGCCTCTGTCTCCTACGAATTCCACAACCCACTGTGGGAGGATTACGAAGATGGGCCGATCTTAATCGATGACGGTGACTATGACCACGTCGAAATAACCCCAGAGCTTGACGACGAGCCCGATTTACCGCTACCGTAGCAGGCATGGAACAGGTAACGATTTTATTAGGGATAATGCTTGCCGCACATGTGTTCACCGTGTACTTTATAACACGGTCACACAAGCAGGTTGTTGAGGAGTTTCGGCAGGTTGTGCTTGAGCGTGAGCTTACTGAGCGGCAATATTACACTATAAGTTCTACAGAAGCGGGAACTGACACAACTAAGTTTGAGGTGGTTTAAATGGCTACAGGCGGCGTACCATCAATAATGAATGTAAAAGAAGAAAGCGGCTGGTTTGCTGACGCGCTGGGGGCTTTGTTTGAGACCGCAATGACTGTCGGTGGCGGTATAGCTGGTTCGGCGCTAGGGCCAGAGGGTGCGGTGTTGGGCGCAAGCCTTGGCTCTAAGGCGTCTAAAGGCATTACTGGTGAAAGCTATCTGGGGCCTCAGGTCGCAGGGGCCATCGGTGCTGTAGGTAGCATGAAGGTGCCTGATAAAATTGTGAACCCTTTTACGTCTCCTGATAAAGACACTGGCTTTGGAAAACTTGTATCCATGTTTAGTGATGAGGATGAGGCGGCAAAGCTAGCAGAAGCGCAGGCTGCAAACGCGGCAGCGCAAAACATGACACTTCAGGGTAGCGTTCCCGTCTCTCGTCGTAGCACTGGGCTGGTGCCAGAAAAAACTGTGTTAGACCCAATGAATGCCTATGACTCTATGTTGCAGTCAAACACTATGGACACGTTAACCGGCACTGATGGTGAGGGTACCCCGTTTGATTTTACGTCTGGTCTTGGCGGAGAGGGTTCACTTTATGATCGCCTTGGGCAAAACTTTGCCCCACAAACAGTTGGAATGCCACAAAGGCAAACGGGCTCCCTCGTTGTGCCTGACGCTCCGTTAAGTTTACTAGATCGCGGGCGTAACATGAGCAACTATAGCTATATTCCTCAAGGCTTTTAATCTATGGCAGAGTTAAACACAGATAGTCAGTCGAAACTCATAACGCTTATTGAGGACCGACTGGAGGCTAGCGTCAACTCGAAGTCTGACCGCATGGAAGAGGCTTTGACGGTCTTACTTGCCTATTGTGGTTACAGCATTGATAAGGCGCGGGACTACGCGGTAAGCGCGGCATCAAAGTCCGCACAGCTACCTCGCTGGTTTGAAGACCGAGTTGTTTTAAACGTCTTAAACCCCATCGCCAGAACCGCTGCGTCTATTATTACAGCTAATAACCCGACATGGGTTGTACAGCCTACGGGTGACACGGCTAGTAAAAGGCAGGCTGCGCGTGGTGTGCAACAGTTGCTCGAGTGGTTTTATCGAACTAACGAGATTTCATCCTTGATGGATGACGTTGTGTTGCGCTCGATACTTACAGGCTATGCTGGTATTTATGTGGACTGGGACAGCGTTGTAGGCAACGGTCAGTTTAGAGACCAAGACTTCGGTCGCGAGGGCTGGTTTGTAATGGAGCCAGTAGACATCTTTAACTGGCACATGGAGCCAGGCTCTGGTGATGGTAGCTCGCACTATGGTTTGCGAGAGACGACCATGCACATTGAAGAGGCGCGTTTGTATTACAACACAAACAAGATTCAGCCTCGCAAGACAGACGCTGAGGAAGATGAGACGATTAAGCGGCATTTGCGCATTGTTCGTGAGCTTGATGGTGAGTCATACACGCCTGATTATGAAGAGCGTGTGCGCGTTATTACCTATTACGAAAAGCCTGGGTATAGTTTTCCTAAGGGCTACGAGGTAACAGTCGCGGGTGATTTAATCGTTGATACACAGGAAGAGCTTTTACTAGGCGAGTTCCCTGTGTACTCAATGGCTTACACGTACGAGCCACACCGTGACTACGGCGCAGGTCTTGGTACGGCGTTATTGCAGTTGCAGCGCGACATGTCTATGACGTGGAACGGGTATCGGGCACGAAGGGATCAAGAAATAATGCCACCATGGCTTGTGCCAAAGGGCTCTGTGTCGCGTGGAATTAACACGCGCCCACGAGCTATTAATGAGTACAACCCTCGTGCCGGGACGCCACAGCAGCTAGCTTTTAATCCACTCAGCCAGGTTGTTGGCTCGATGGGTGACAAGACGCTCAGCATGATGGAGTACGTGTCTGGCATTAACGATAGTTCGCGAGGCGAGGCCCCAACGTCAAACGCAACAGGTCGCCTGACGGCGTTTCTTGCTGAGCTTGATAATAGGCGGCTTGGCCCAACTGTACGGCAGGCTACAAAAATGCTTAAGCGTGTGGGTAACCGCATGGTTCGCCTGTGGCAGCAGTACGGCAGTGAGTTGGTGACTATTTCAGTTTTCGGAAATGGGCGGGCATCAGAAATTGCTGAAGTGCGAAAGAGAGATTTGGTTTACGCCGATATTGATATTGATGTGGCTAGTCTGATGCCAAGAACACAGCCGCTGCGACAAGAGACGATTTTGAACTTGTTACAGATGGGTGTCATCGACCAAGATAAAGCGCTAGACGCTTTAGAGTTTGGTGGCTTTGAAGAGGCAATCGGAACAAGTAGTACGGAGACTCTCAATGCTCGATCTGAAAACGCACTGCTTGATGATCTTTCTGTAGATTCTGAAACCATCGAGGTGTTGGAATACGAAGATCACGATATACACATCAAAGAGCACATTGCACATGTTTTACTCGAGCAGCCTGGTGGAACCATTAGGGCTCGATTTGATGAGCACATTAAGAAGCATAAAAACATGGTCGCCCAAGCCGCGCAGCAAGCGCAGGCTATGCAAGAAGGTGCGCAAACACCTAGCCCAGGAGGCGGACCAAACCTCGCTGCGGGCGGGCCAATTATTGAGGGCTCTACGGCTCAGCCAGGCGGTTTGCCTGCTGGAATGGTCGACATGGTTGAACCAGGGGTTGACACAAGCACCGAAGCGGCGTTAGCATCCATGGCAGGTATAGAGTAGGAAAACCATGGCAGACCAGCTAGAACAACCAGTAGAAGATTTAGAAGGCGCGGCCCCAGAGCTACCCTTAGGTGAACCAGAGATGGCTCCCGAGGCTGCAATGGGCGCTGCAATGGGCGGCCCAATGGGTGCCCCAGTTGATGGTGGAGACACCTTTGACTTAGAGGCTTTACTCGGCGAGATTGAAACAGCAGAATTACCACCACAGGCTGCTACACAACCATCCGGCTCCCCAGATGATATTTTAATACAGATGCGTGCGGCTAGAGAGGCTCTTGCTAAAGAGGAAGAGTTTGAAAGTCAGGACCAAGTCACAAAACGATTTGGTCAGATTGAAGGTGAGCTACAAAGGTTAAAGGGCGAGAGAGACGCCGCCTTTGCTCAAAAGACAAGAGATAACATTAACAACACAATCAACTCGACTGTTGGTAATGAGTTGTCTCGATTAGAAGTTGATCCAACGACCGGACCTGGAAAAGCGTTTGCTAGACTGTTAGCGAACAGTGCAATGGTGGCTGTTGCTAAAGAGCAAACCCGTTTAGGGCGTCAAGATATTGACCTTAACTCAGTGAGTCGACAGGTCAAAAACTACTCCAAACTGTTAGAGCGAGTCTCTACAGAAATGGCGGCGAAATTAAGCTCAAAGCAACGTAGAGCGGCAACGGGTGCTGCAAGAGTACCCGTGTCCCCATCAAAGCCTGTTGGCGATATGAGTGACGAAGAGTTCGACGCTGCGGTACTTGCCGCGTTTTCTAACAGCTAGGAGTAAATAATGGCTATTTCAGGCTTCGGCGGTACCACAGCTAATACAACGGGTAATACCAGTGGTGCCTTGTCGGTTCAGAATCTTAATGAGATTCTTACAAAGTTCTATATCCCTCGAATGTTCGAGCAAATTAAGGTCGAAAATCCAGGGTATAATTTTTTCAAGGATATGACCGCATTGGTCAACTGGGGCCCAGGTGGTACAGCTACCTTCCCACTTCGTCAGCGTGCTCGTCGCGCCGTCGTTGGTGGTACGGCTGGTCGATTGCCTAAAAGTGGAGCACCCACTTACAGCCAGGCATCTTTCGAGTATCCAATCTTTCGTATCTTGGTTAACTTCATGTGGGACGCGCAGCAACGCGCAGGCCACGAGCGTTATGTCAAGAACTTGATTGACCAGTCTATGACTGATGCCAAGACTGAGTTTCTTCGTCGTCAGAACATTTACCTTTATGGTGGTTCACGTACTAAGCTTCCTGATGCTGCACTTGAGTTCGATACGGACGGAACGCACGCATACGGTTCTACATGTATTGTTGGGCGACTGACAGAGGCCGCGCAAACAGGTGATGACAACGTCCTTAAGATCGCTCACCCATGGTGTAAAGGTAACTTCGACGAAAGTACACCTAAAGCACAGGGTGCTATGTGGTTGCAGCCTGGTGACACGATTATGCTCGTGGGTAAAATTGGCGCTAATGACCGTTATCAGCACCTTGTGATTAGCTCGATTGATCGATCTACTTACAGTGATGGGTTTGCAACAGTAACAGTTGGTGGCAACACGGGCGTCGACTTCCCTGTCGGTAGTCCTGTTTACCTCTCTTCTCCTGACGATGCTACGGTAACGACTACGCTGACCCCAGGGTCACGCTCTGCCTCTACCACTTTTAATAGCAACGACTGGGAGCTTTCTGACTACGCATCCGAGTACTTCGGAATGGCTAACTTCTTAGGAGACAGCCAGGTATTTGGTAAAGCACGAAGTGACAGCGATTATTGGGACAGCAAGATTAAGCACAACTCTGGCGTTAACCGCGCACTTAGTTATGAGTTGATTGACGAGCTTCTGTTGGAAATGAACCAACAGTACTTTGTTAAGCCAAACCTTGCGATCATGAACCCAGGTATGTGGCACGAGTTCCTTTCTCTTGCCGAGGCTAACCACGCATTCTTCAACCAGAAGACTGTGACTCCTGGTCATAAGCCAGGTACTGATCCTAACTACGTAACTGCCAACGCAACGCTTGGACAGGGCAACATTCAGATCCTTGTAGATCACCACTGCCCACACGAGCAAATTATTGTTTGCGACAAAGGCGAGATGGGTTACGCAACTGCACACGCGATGGGCGAAGCTACCGAAGACGGTGGATTCCTTCGACACTCATCGGGTAGCTATGACGATTGGCATGGCTGGTTGCGATGGGCCGGACAGTTTATTACTTTCAGCCCAACATCGATTGGACAGCTTAACGACGTCACACAGGACATCGTGGCTCTCTAAGAGGTCTTCCTCCCTTCCCAGGACCAAGGGGGGTCTAGTGCATACTAGGCTCCCCTTTTTTTTTAGGATTTTTTTATGCAACAGAACCAGACAGCCCAGTTCGAGACTAAGACCCCTGTAAAGGAGGATCTTCCTCCTGATTCAGCACCAGCCACTTGGTACCCCGGCGCGTTACCTCGTGAAACTATGAAGCAATTAAAAAATGTGGACAGAGACCTGGAGTTAAGGTGGAGCCCTCGTTGGCGCTGCTGGGAAGTTTGGCACGAGCGCGACTTTAAAAAGTATTGTTTTTATCGACATAGCGGCCCTAATGGAGAGTTCCTTAAAGCAGACAGATCGCTTATGATGGAAGTTAAGGAAAGAGCAATGTGGACTCCTGAGGGCCAAGAGCGATTAAGAAGGCAAATGAAAGACGCACGAGACAGGGCCACAAACACAGAGGTTGGCCGCGATCCCGATAAGGTACAGTTCGATATCAAGAAGAGGCAACAGAGATGAACCGAGCATCAGCCGAAACTTTATTGCGCATTCTTTTAGGGGATGTAGGTAAGTCTATTTGGAGTGATGCGGACTTACGCGCTATTCTCGATAGATCTAACAACCGAATGTATCGAAAGGTTGTCCTGGCACACCCTAGTGTTGCCGTAGATAAAGTCGGCTACACATATACGGTTGACGCAGAAGAGATTGACCTGAGCACGGACATAGGCAGCGTAGCCAGAAACCAATGGATAAGCGTAGAAAAGGTTTTTTGGAAACCAGCTTCTACAGACGTTTACCGGGAGCTACCCGTTGTGCAGCTTGATGAGCTAGAAGAGCTTGATGCTGGATCAAACACAACATACGACTTAGCGGCTGTTCTCAACAACGTCTACCCAGAGCAGTATTATGCAGTGTTTCGGGCAGGATACGACAAGCTAATGGTTCGGCCTATACCTAGCAAAAACCTTACAGTCAGGGTGTACGGCACGCTGGACCTTGGTGAAACTACCATGACGGACGGCAACGTCGACCTTATGGGCGGTTATTTTACGCACATGCACGAAGCTGTTGTTCATGATGCAGGCTATTTAGCAACCTTTAAAGACCAGACAGTGCGAAGTGAGTTTAAGGCACAGCGTGACGAGGTGTTATCGTTGGCAGAGGACAGGTCTTTAACGGAGCGCATGTCTAACTAATGGCATCATTGCATCAAAATAAATCCAGGTTAAACACAGACTTTAAGCTCAGCATGGTAGGTCCGCGAGACAGGTCTGGTTTCCAGGTTTTGGTGAACCTAACTCCAACAGAGTCTGGTTTAGAGCGTCGGCCAAACATAGTTGCCGTTCAGACTGGATATAGCCAAGGGTCAGTCAATGACGACGAGAACACGGCGCACCAGCTTGGCTCATATCACTCACAGCTAGACCTGACACAGTCTGAGAACGCAGATAATAGAAGTAATTTTGGAAGAACCTCCACTGCGTGGAATAGAATCTTTGAGGGAATCGACGTAGAGATTATACAGGACAAGCTGGTTCTCGCTTACATGCTTAAAAACGATGCGAGCGCAACACAGTTAGTGATGGCGCATAGCTACCACTCAGTAGCAGACCCCTTGCACGGCAAGCTAGTGGCAACATCTTCATCCGTAGAGGGCGATGTAACCTCTGGTTTTACAAACTTTGGACAACTACACTCCTATATCTCGGCGTCTTATTGGGACAAAAGGATTGTAGAAGCCGTAGATATGTACATGATTGTCGGTTACGGCACAGGAGGCTTTAGGTTCGGCAATAACGTGAACCCATTAACACTAGAAAACGACTCTATTCCTATATGGGACGCTACTGCTCTATTGATGGGCACAAACGTGGTGGATGTAACCTACGGCGCAGACTACGGGTTTGAGCATGACCCAACCGCATTCGCAGCCAACCCCAGTTACCCAGGGGCCCTTTTTTACAACACATCAGAGATACCACGTTACGATGCAAGCTCGTCTTTTTACATTGACCACGGGCCCAAAGAAGCCTTTGCTCATGTAGACCGACTGGGACAAACATTCTGGTTTGGGTTTAAAAACACGCCATATAAATTTACGGGCGTTACACCGACAGAGCGTATCCTGTTCGATAAATCAGAGTTATCTATTGACGCAGGCGCGTCAACTTTGATTATGCGGCCTTATGATATTTTTGTTAGCGAAGAGCTATTGCCACAAAGCCTTAACACTATTGGTGTGTTTCCTCTGAACCAGGCGTCTGGTGCTGATGATGAGGTTATTGGTATGGCAGACACGAATGCTGGCAACGTCATTTTCTCAAGACACGCAATCCAGACCTTTAATGGTATTGGTAGTGATCGACAAGACGGCACAGTCAAGCTCATTACAAACACGATGGGTTGTGATTCAAGGCACAGCATAAAGTCCATGCGAGGCGGCGTTTTCTTTGCAAACCACCAGGGCGTACACAAACTTGTAGGCGCACAGGTTGCACGCATAGACGCATTCGACGAGCTTTTCGGACACGGTGTCAAGATGGACAGGGGTCCATATAGCGCGTACCAGGGTGGCTCATCGCCGCAAGGCGGAATGGCAGATAACCAAACGCTAGATTGTGACCCATGGCAAAACTACAAGATTGACCACGATAGACTTGATCGTGCAGTAGCGGGTGCATGGGATGACCTATACATTCTATTTTGCTCAATGGAAGACCACGAGCGAGGCGACGACAATCGGCTTGCCCTAGTGCATAACCAAAAAACAAACCAAAGCACCGTATGGCTTCTTCCGAAAAATATGGGCGTTCGCGGGTTTGCCTATAACGGAAAATACTCGACACCGTTTGTGATGACGCGCTACGGACTAGCAAAGTTTGAGTCTACGACAGGTGTTGACGAGGTTTGGATTACTTCTGGTAGCGGCGCAAGCAAAGCCACGGTTGTATCATCGACAAAACCATATGTCGCTATAGCTGCTCAAAGCAGGCTTGTGCCAAACATTGACGCCGCTGTGGTAATGCCAGACGTTAACGTGCATCACACAGTTAGAGTCGACGACAGTGTGGACGATGACTTCAAGCTACGCTTTCAGGTTTGGAGTCATATTGCGGACTTATCAGAAGGGCAGTCAACACTAGAGACTAGCCAGTTTACTACCGCTGACGTATCGGTGCTTGACGACTTGTATCACGGAACACTGGACTCCTGGTACAAGAGCGCGACAGGCGTAGGTGGCTCTTATGCATATTATGCAAAGGCTGACGGCACTAACGTCTCAGGAAAGCTTCCGATTACAAGATATACCGCAAGAGATATCCACAGGCTATCTACTGCATCTACTAGCGCCCAAGGCATATCGCACATGTTTCAGTTCCACACACTGAACCCAGTAAACATAAAAGCGATTAACGTAAACTTAAGGGTGGCTGCGCAAGTCGGACGAAGGTCATGACGCAGTTTATATACAGGAAGCGCAAGCATCGCGCCGTAGAAACCGATTGGCCAGGAAGGCCAGAGGTCCAGCCAGGCCAGCCTTTGCAGGCTATTTTGAACAGCGCTAACATGCAGGGCGGCGATATTATAGAGCTTGGGCCGTATATTTACAACTTGCCAAAAGGCATAACGATTCCAAGCTATGTAACCCTTCGTGGCGTTCCGAATAAAACAAAGCTTAAAATAAACTTTGATAAAGACAATCCAGAGTATGGCCCGGTGGTTACAATCAGCGCCTACGGAAGACTTCAGGACTGCATCATTGACCTCGATCTAACAGCAGACGGTGCCTTAACGGGATACTCGTTTGCGAAGGATGGGGTAGCTTTTACAACACCAGGTGGTACCAGCAGTGTTTCCTCTACATATAATAACAGTGTTGTCAAGTTGGATGGAGCGCGGGCTCGTTTGCAAAATTGTTATATACCTTCTGGCATCCGTCGCGCTGTTGTGGTTTCCGCAGACTCTGGCGTTGTGATTGGTAACGAGATTGATTATGACGCAACTAATGACAATGCTGCGGTGTATTGTGAAGACGCGGTGAAGCACTGCGTTGTGTCTTCTAATATTTGTAATGCAACGGCGGGCATAATTACGGTAAAAACTGGACTCGACAATGTAGTCAGCGGTAACCTGGCCACGCTCGTCGAAAGGGCATAGCCTAAGTGTGGTTTTTTGTGCTAGGTTTAATCGCAAACGGAGAAGAAAATGCCTAACTGGCCAGTAACAACAACTTCGATCACAGAAGGCACAATAATCAAGGCCAGTGATTTAGAGAACAACTTCAATGTGTTGAAGAACGCCGCAAACACACTGCATGAGCGATTCAGCACTTTGAGCTTTTCGTGTCCTATAAGCGTGGTGCTGCCAGAAGGGCACGCAGGAAACGCCACGGTGATTCGTGGACTTAGTACTTACATATACAATGCGTCTGGAAATGCTGGTGCAGATTACGATGGGTATACAGCGTTTGGTGTTTTTCAGGTTCCATCATGGTGCCAGGCGGTGCGCGTGAGGACGATGGATGTTTTAAATAGCACGGTCTTGCCCTACACCGACTCGCCAGCAATTGAGATTGCAGACAATGCAACACCCCTAGAGGTCGGCGCTCGGTTTGTCTCGGCGATTTCCGCCTGGGACCAGAACGCGGGCTCTGCGCCTGGCACGGCTATAAGCTCAATGACTTTTCCTGTTTCTGGGGACTTTGCAAAGGGTTACTCGGGTAGCTCCAGCACGTACCCTGTGGTTAAACAGGCAGCACCAGGCACCTTGGTTCTCGGTGGGCAGTATATAGTTGTTTATGGCAGGGGTGCGTTAGAGTTTACATGTGGCGCTGGTGAAGCGC